GATTGCTGAGCTTAGGGACGTCCTCCAGAGTGCACGTCCCGGCGATGACTCGACGACCCCAGATACGAACGAGGCCGCTGTTCTGTGTGAATGTAATCATGTTATGCTACCTCCCTTCCTTTTACTGGGTGATCGACGCGATGAGCTCGGTGAGCTCGGCGATTGCGTTGTTTGCGTCGGTGAGCTGAGACTTGAGCGCGGCGGCCTGGATCTCCGCGTCGGTCAGATCGCGGAGGCAGAGCCACCACTTGCCGCCGTCCTGAGTAATCTGAACGAGGGTCATCTGTCCGTGCTCCTCGACGGATCCGTCGGATCCCTTGACCGTCACCTTGGAGAGCTTACCCTCGATGTCGGCCGCCTTGAGCTCGGTGCTGCTGATAAAGCTGTTCCCGTTGAGCTCGAGGCTCTTAATCTGTGTGTCATCATCCAAAACAATCGTGAATGTCCTTTTCGCCATGTTGGCCTCCTTCCGAACAATTCATAAAACAGGCTCGCGAGCTGATAGATCTGCCCGTGGGTCATATACTTATAGTGCCCACCGAGCCACGACTTGAAGGCGTTTTCTATCGCGGGGTACTCAAGACGACCCGCCTCGAGGAGTCTCTTATATGCCTTGAGTTTTCTCCGCTCCCGGGTGATCGCTTTCGGATTGATCCGGCGCTCGATCCTCCCGGTCTCGGTCAGTCGGTACGACACCTGGAGGTGTCGGAACGGTTTGCTGATTTTTGTGATCCTTGTCTTTTTCACGTTTACGATGAGCCCTTGCCGGGCGCGGGACAAGCCCGCCCGATTATGCGATTAGGAAAGCCGGCCGGACCCCGAGGACACCCGAGGCGTAACAGTTGTCCGCATGGCCGTTGGTGTAGACATCGCAGAAATTCGTCGAGGACTGCACGTCCCTCAGCCACCAGTTTTCGCGGTTTACAATGAGATCCGGGCGCGCCTGGAAAAGCGCGATCTGAGACTTGTCGCATCCGACGTCGTAGCCATTGCCGGCCCATGCGACATGGCCGTAGACCATGGCCTGATTCATGAGGTCGATCTGTCTGTCGTACCAGGACCACCCGGAGCTTGCTCCGTTGCTGACCGCGTTCGCGAGCAGATTGCGGTAGGTGAGGACGTGGGACTCGCCGAAATCGGCCTTTACTGTTGCGAGGGCCTGAGTCAGTCCGTCCGAGACCATGTTCGAGCCGTAGTAGGCCCCGGTCGTTACGTCTGTCGAGTTCATGACGTGGTTATAAAAAGACTTGTCCGGGAAAACGAGCATGTGGTGTTTCGTGAGCTCAGTGTCTCCGCAATGGAGACGATAGTCCGCGTGTCCGGCCCAGTATTTGTGGCCGTTGATCGTCCAGTAGCCGCCGGGACGGACCTTGTCAAAAGTGCCGGCGACGATGTCGGCACTCTGCTCGTTGGTGAACGATGCCCCGAGGTTGTACTCATAGATGAAAGAGTTCGCGCGGGATGCTCCGGTCGCACTGAGCATTTTCGTCAAGGTCTGGAGTGCGGTGATCGCCGAGGCATTGTCCCCGGTCACGCCCAGGACTTCATTGACCGCGGCGATGAGCCCGGTCTTGTCGGTCGTTTTGAGCCCGGAGAGGTCGCCTGTCACGAACTTACTGAGGGCGCTTGCCTTGATCGACTTGACCCCGTTGTCGTTATGGACGAGCAAAGTCTCAGAGCCGTCGGTCAGCGCGTCGAGCGTCGGCTCGTCGGTAAACTTCCGGCCGTTTGACACGTCAATAGTGATTGCCATAATTTGCCTCCTTTTTTGGCTTGTACTTAATCAAACGACCGCCCGGGAGAACCCGAGGCGGTCGATGTTACCGTTTAGGCGTATTTATATTTCCAGTCCCTCAGGATCGCGAACCCGTCGTCGTCCAGGATCGGGCAGTTGTCGTCGTCGAGGAGCGGAGCGAAAAAGTCGTTCTGGATCGTCATGTGCTCCAGAACGTCGAGCCTCTCGTCATGCTCGACGACCTCAGCGGTCAGCGTCGCGGCGGTGCTGTCGCTGATCGCGGCCTCGCACTTGCTGAGCCATTCGGAGAACGCTTGCCACTGAGCTGTCTGCCAGGTGTCCTGCTCTGACTGTTCGGACGCTTTCCAGTCATCGAGGGCGGCTTTCCATGCGGCCTCATAGGCCTCGATGCTTGTCGTGTAATTGCCGTAGCTCTCGGTGATCTTCGCGGTGTACTGCTCGAAAAAGCTGTCGAACTGAGCAGTCAGTGTACTCGCGTCGATCTGAGTAATGACACCGGCGCAGATCCCGCAGAGGCTCGAGTTGTATCGGTCGTCGGTGATCTGTGCCTGGGTGACAGTCGTGAGGCCCTTCGTGACAGAAACGTCCGCGAGAGCGATCTCCCAGATGTCGGCGTCCCGAGTAAGCGCCGGCGCCGTTGGAGACTTCGACGGCGATCCGGTGAGGACCGCGAGCTCCATGAGTCGCTGAGTCAAGTCCCACCTCAGAACGACGCGGTCGATTCTGTCGAGTGAGCCGTCGGCGTTGCTGATCGCGAGATTGTAGAGCTCCTGATTGCGGAATGCGTAGCCATTGATGAAACCGTAGCCGGGCCGGACGCCGATCGTCATACCGTCGCCGGCGACGACTTGCAGACCGTCCGACGGCGCGGGGAATACGCCGTTCGAGATGAACGTCGAAAAATACCAGGCCCAGTCCTCGGCCTTATAAACGCGGTCATGGTCCACGCTGTTAAAAGGCATGTAGTTCATGATTTACCTCCTCTTTTTAATCGCCTCGAGAAGCGTCGGAGTCGATTCGCCGAACGTGGCCTCGAGCGTTGTCTTGCCTTTTTCCCAGGTCTGAGAAACCTCTGTAATCCTTGAGTTGATCTTGATGCCCCACCTCTTTTCGATGCACGTCACGCGGTCGCCGAGGTCAAAATCGTCCTTGTAGGCAAGATTCGAGTCGGCGCGGATCGTACTCTTGAACGTGTAGGTCTCGATCATGGTCGCAAGCTCTGTCGCACCGCGGTTCTCGAGCATGGTCTTGTAGGTCGCGTCCGGGATGTCGGTGCTCGTGCCGCTGTCACCCTCGACACTCCGCGACATATCCGTCGCGTCGACGAGGACCTCGCACCGGTCAAGACCTGAAGCACCGGCTCCGTCGAAGGTCGCGATCATCTGGACGTTGTTGCTGTCTGAGGACCCGCGGACGTAGGCGAAATTTTTATAGTTTTCGACACTGTTCTCGTACTCCTGTTCCGTGACATTATCGAAATCACGCGAAAAAATGCACGGCGGATTGCCGTCGGTGTTTCCGTCGGTGAGGTTTCGGCCCTCATAGAGATAAAATCCGAACTGTTTCGTCCGCTCGTTTACGAGAATGTCATAGCCGAGCTTTCCGTCTTGGCATTGTGCCTTGACCTCGTCGCCGAGGTCCTTGAGATACTCCGGAGAGTAGTCGATGCTCACCCCGCCGAAATCGCTCTGCGTGATCGTGATGAACTGAGGAAACTGCCGCGCGGTGTCCGCTTTGCTGCCGATGTTCCGGGTGACGAGCTCGTTGACAATTGCCTGTTTTGTGCCGGTCATTGAGAATGTCGGGGCGATGACTCGCTGACTGAGCCACTTGCTCAGACCGTAGCCGGTCGCCTCGATCTGCTCCTGACCGGTCTCGTCTTTCGTGTAGTGCACGTACTTAATGACCGCGCCGCGCCTCCAGATCGCGCCGTCGGCGTCCGTGTAGTCGGTGTACTTGTCGTGCTTTACGACGACGCGATCCCGGACGAGGAGCTCCCTGTTATTGTCAGTGATCGGCGCGAGAATCTTGAACTCGCCGACGTCGAAATAGCGGACGGTCCAGATGACGCTCGCCGCCTCGTCGATGACGCCGAGGGCGTTGAGCTGTTTGTCAAAAATTCTCAGATCCATTGGCTTATACTCCTAGAATTTTCGGGCTGAAATAGATCGAACACTCGAGATTGTCGAGCCCCGTGTCCGCGTTGTATCGGAAAACGTTGTCGCCGACATCGAGCTGCATAAAGGTCGAGTCGACATCGAGATAGCGGTAAACATTGGACACGACGCCCTGACGGGTGAGCCTTGCCCTCTTGGATCCGTAGGACGTGTTGATCTCGACAACGTCGCCGGCGACCATCGTATAGTTGAGTTTTATGAACTCCCGGGTGTTGACGTTTAGGAGCATCGGGTTTGTGAGCTCACCGATTGCCCGGAATACGATCCTCATACCGATCGAGACGTGTCCGCCGTTGTAAACGTCGACGATGACGCTGTCCGAACGGCTGCCGAAAATCATGTCCGTTGCGTCGTCCCTGTCGATCTCTGTCGGAAATTCCCAGGCGGCTTCCCACGTCGCGATGTCCTCGCGGTGCTCGGTTTCTTCTTGCCAGAACGGATCGAGGCACTTGAAATCGACCTCAAACGCCTGAGAGAGATCCCGCGTGAACGTCGGCGTCCCGTCGACGATCGCCCCGATCTTACGGGCAAAGCTGCCGTAGTAGTAGCGGAGAGTCCCCGCAAGCTCCGGGTTTAAGATCTTGAGCGCGTTCTGTCTCAGATCGATCTGTGCTGATTTATCGCGCTCAGTGATCTTGCCCTTGATCTTGATCGGCCTCGGCTCGATCCGGACGCCCGTGTAGGTGTCGCCGTGCTGTCCCATCGAGGACGTCGAGTAAATCGTGTCGTCGAGGTCGCTGAGCCCCGTCACGTCCTTCGAGACATTGACGTGATATCTGGAGCCGACCCCGAACGTGATCGACTCGCCCTTTGTGTTTGTGTAGGTTAATATTTCCTGTGTTTTCATGTCAGCGCCCTCGCAATCCGGCCGAGTTCCTTAGCGGCCTGTTTCTGCTGCCCGACGTAGCTCGTGTCCTCGGCGTTGATCGTCTGATTGACGGTTATGCCGTGCGGGTTGCCCGCGATCTGGGTAAGCAATTCGACGATCTGATTCAGAGCCGCCGAGCTTGCACCGGCAGACTCTTCCCGAACGATTGCGCGGAGATCGTCAAGCGCACCGACAAACTCAGGCCTTTTCTCGCCGACACCGATGACGGTCGGAGATGAGAAAATGCCGCCGCGGTCATACCAGTCGACCGCAAAGTGCGGAACACTCGGCGGATTGAGCGAGAACTTGCCCTCGATCGAAAAATGCGGGAGCTTGATGTCGGGGAGTTTCCACTCGAAATTAAAAAATCCTTTTATTTTGTCGATTGCGTTCTTGACCGCGTCTCGTGCCGTCTCGATCGGCGTAATGATCGCCGACTTGATGCCATTCCAGACCGTTGTGACCGTATTCTTTACGGCATTAAATACCGAGGACACGGTGTCCCGGATACCGTTGACAACGGTCGACACGGCTGCCTTGATCCCATTCCAGACGGTCGAGGTCACTGTCTTGATACCATTCCAGACCGTTGTGACCGTATTCTTTACGGCATTAAATACCGAGGACACGGTGTCCCGGATACCGTTGACAACGGTCGACACGGCTGCCTTGATCCCATTCCAGACGGTCGAGGTCACTGTCTTGATACCATTCCAGACCGTTGTGACAACGAGATT